TATTTGATACGAACACACAAAAAATTGTGAGGAGTTATAACAAATACATAAAAATCCCCAGCGAAGTAGAAATTACCCCGTTCATTACTGAGTTGACCGGTGTTACTCGAGAAAAGTGCGACAACGGTGTTTCGATTATCGGCGCGCTCCATCATTTTTACATGGCCTATATGAGCGTTCAAGCCATGGTCGCGCATAATTTGGCCTTTGATGTTAAAATGATTGAAATCGAAATACAGAGAAACTTTCACAAACTTTTGTCCGTTAGTTTGGACACATCTCTACTGTTCGACGAGTCGCTGCGTAAAATGAAACGATACTGCACAATGAACATGGGCAAACCGGTTTGTAACATTGTATTGCCGAGAAGATCTTCGAATGAACTGGGTGTACCCGAAACCTTTGTCAAAGCACCCAGGCTCTCTGAATTGTACCAAAAAATATTCGGGTGTGGTTTTGAAAATGGGCATGATGCACTTGCAGATACACTCGCTTGTTTGAGATGTTTCGTTTCAATGTATTACGGTGTGCAATTAGGTCCGAGCATCATGGAAACCAAATGACTCCACATTCGTTTCGTCATCTGTCAGAAAAGCTTCGCCTTCGGCTCCGCTTTTCATTCCAAATAAGAGACCAAATAAAATATAATACATTGAATATTATATTTTGATAAAAGCCACAACGGTGAATCGAACACCGGTCAATGTCTTACAAGGACATCGTACTACCATTGTACTATTGCGGCACGAGTCATCTCTGACTTAAACCTTTGAAAAATTAAAATGGGACATGGAGAACGCTCTATGTTTTTTTTCCTCTCGCGCGATGATTACCAACTCCGCCTACACCAACACTGGATGATCCTTTTTTATAATGGACCGTGTTGTTACTAAATACGCTCTTCATTGGCGTAACATTCGCCTTTGCCCGTGCTATGTTTTGTGCGGTTACCGGCGCTTTGGCAATCACACCCCCACCCTTGATTGGTGTTGAATAAGTTCCTTTGGTATTGATGAGTGGCATTTTATACTATAGTGTTATATTTTATCCCTTTGTACCTTTAACTCTAAAAATACAAAAATTGAAAATAATTTACGGATTTTTGTAATTCCAATCAAGCATACAAACTGAAACTCCGAAAATGTCGTACGCCTTCTCCTGGTTACAAACGCTAGAGCGGTCCTTCGGCCTTTACAGCCAAGATTTCACCCCTGAACACATAGGGGATTTTATCGCCCTGCTGGAACGCGTGAAAACCCTCTTAGAAGCGGCCCTCCCTCGCGCCCGCCAACGCCAAGCCGCCCGAGCAAGGCTAGCCCAAAGGGCTGTTGCTCAGCTAGCCCAAAGGGCCGAACCGGTGCCGCTGGTGGACCGGTGGATCAAACGAACTGAAAAACGGGCGCGGGTTTTGAAAATTTCGGAACTGAAACGGCCGACCGAAGAACCCTGCGGAATTTGCCTGGAGCACCATACGGTAGAAGAAATGATAGCCTGTGGTTGCAACCACCAATTTGGGAAAAATTGCTTCCTGTTAATGGTAAAGACGAACCTAGAAAGGTCGATTCCGACCCTTTGCCCGCTTTGTCGCGTACTGGTCAAATCCTTCTCAGGGTTCAGACAGCGGGCGTCGCCCAAGCCGCGCAATCCCGTTGCCGCATAAAAAGAAAAAATGAAAAGGTAGACTAGTTTGTGCCCTGTAATTTTTTTACAAAACCTTCGGACCTAATATTGGCGTTGAGCAACCACTAAACGATTGTCATACGGGTTCTTGTCACTAGGAATAGACAAGAATCTAAATACCATGTTGGGGTATCGCACTTCCCAATCAAATATTTTGGCATTCCAACGATCCATGGTATAATCACAGACATCTTCAATAATGTATACACCCCCTACATTAAGCTTACGAAAACTATTTTCGAAAAAGATCACATTGCATTCAAAAATATGCAGACCATCTTCGATAATAATGTCAAATCCTTCTTCAGAAAGACTCGGATTATCCCACATCGTATTCACGGAACCAACATTGGATTGATCACAATAAAAGGTTTCAATGCGATCTTCCTTGAACAAAATGTCTTGATCAATGTCAGCACCAAAAATTTTGGCATTGGGAAAAAATTGCTTCCATCCACGCAGAGATGCGCCCGGTTTACCGTCAGGCCCCATATTAGAACGAATATCCGGGTTAATAGATCCGATACCGAGTTCGAAAACGCGTAAGGGTTGATAGCGGACCGGAGAGAATAGGGCGCTGTAATAGCGTGTATAAGTATGCCAAGTATTATTATCAGGATGTCCTTTGTCGCTGCCATAGTGACTCATAATGAAACATAAATCGGTGGGATTATCCGAAATTTTGGCAAAAATATCCATTTAATATTTGTTATTAATAACCATTCTTTTTTATATAGTATTTTTGGGTTTTTATTATTGTTTATTATGTGTTACGATGAACACATTTCACAAATTTCATCCTCTTCCTCTGTATCCGCATTGTTTACCTTCTCGGGTTCAATGGTGAACTGTTGTGCCTGATGCTTCGCCCTTCTTCGCAAATAATAAATGCCCGTCTTCAATCCCTTGGACCAAGAATAAAAATGCATGGAAGTGAGCGAATTGTAGTTGGGATCTTCTTGCCACAAATTCAAACTCTGACTCTGGCAAATATATGCCCCGCGATCCGCGGCCATATCAATGAGCACACGCATAGGAATCTCCCACACGGTCTTATACTTTTCACGAATCTCTTCGGGAATAAGTTCAATATGTTGAATACTGCCGTTATTCGCAATGATACTATTTTTGATCTTTTCATTCCACATGTCAATCTTCAACAGATCATGCATCAAATATTTGTTGGTCAAAATGAACTCGCCGGCAATCGTGCGACGACTGTAGATATTACTTGTGATTGGCTCAATACACTCATTGAATCCCAAAATTTGCGAAGTGGATGCGGTAGGCATCGGCGCAAGTAGGAGAGAATTACGCAATCCCACCTCGCGAATCTTTTGCTTGAGTGCCGTCCAATCGTACCGGGCAGTGGTAGGATCCACATTCCACAGATCAAACTGTAAGATACCCTCACTTGCCGGGGAACCATCAAAGGTCTCATACTTACCCTGTTCTTGGGCCAATTCACAAGAACGCTCCAGGGCGGCGTGGTAAATCGTCTCAAAAATATCACGGTTCAACTGTTTGGCATCCTCACTGACAAAGGGCAAATTCATCATCATAAATACATCGGCCAGACCCTGCACTCCAATACCAATAGGACGATGTCTCATGTTGCTCTTACGCGTCTTCTCCGTTGGATAATAATTGACATCAATAATACGATTCAAATTTTCGGTTACGGTCTTGGTAACCTCATGCAACTTGGCGTAATTCATAGTGGGCTTATCTGCTGTCATGTCTATGAAAGTGGGCAGAGCAATACTGGCCAAATTACATACCGCCGTCTCGTTTTCATCCGAATACTCTGTAATCTCCGTACAAAGGTTACTGGATTTAATCACCCCCACATTCTTCTGATTGGATTTACGGTTCACCGCATCCTTGTACAACAAATATGGTGTTCCCGTCTCCATTTGCGCGTCCAAAATCTGAAACCACAGATCGCGTGCGTTGATCGTGTTTCTTCCAGCATTTTCAGCTTCGTACTTGGTATAAAGTGCCACAAACTCGTCACCATACACATCCGACAATCCGGGGCATTCATCAGGACACATCAGGGTCCATTTGCCGTTCGTCTTGACGCGCTCCATAAAAAGATCGGGCACCCACAGGGCGTAAAAGAGATCGCGCGCCTTCAGCTCCTCATCGCCGTGATTTTTACGCATTTGCAAAAACATCTCAATGTCGGCGTGCCACGGCTCCAAATAAATAGCGAAACTACCATTTCTTTTTCCCCCGCCGTTGTGAACAACACCATTATGTAGCATATAATTATGTTCATGTTTCATTTGCAAATCATACAAAAATCCACTGTATGTAGTATCGCGAATTGTCTGAATACGAGATAACAAATAATCATTATAGCGCATAAACTTAAAAAATTGCTTTTCATTGTATTCTATTTCCATCAATTCGCATATGTCTTTGGTTTTGGGAATCCGTAAGCAGTAGCCGATTTTCTTATTTTCAATAACACCATTTACTGTATCATGTGATTCGCCAATACGATCACGAATGTAGCCACTTGTTAATACCCCCAATTTAAGACAAAGATATCTTACCGCTTCAATCAAATGATAGGATGTACTATCAAATACTAATTCGTTGCCTTTACAACCATCAGTATCCAAGAGTCCCTTAAGAATGAATTTGGATTTTTGAATTGGTAAATTCAACCATTTATGGTGAACGCGTTTTATACCATTTTCATCATATACATCTGCATGTCTGAATGGCAATATTAAGTTTTGATTCCAACGAATACGCGTGGTATTATCATTCGTCTGTATTTTATATTCCGTACATGTATTTTTAAAATATTCTTCCATAAAAACGGCTACATTTTTCTTGTTTGTTGTATGCATTGAAACATAACCGGATGCATCTGTTTTATTACTCATTGATCCATCGCCAAGAATAACTCCATACATATAACAGTCATTCTCCGAAATGGATGATACATCTTTTTCGTATTTTGGAATTGAATAGACAATCATTTCGGAAGTGGTCAATTCTTTCGCCTCGATCCACGCAAAATTGGTAATATTTTTTTCCAGACGATTTTTAATAAGACTATAGTTTAGCCCCTTCGGTTGACCAGGTAAAACATACAACGGGTGTTCCGGAGTAATTAATAATGGAAAAATTGTGTGCATTGTTTCGATTTCTAATACCTCGCCATCATAATAATGTTCCAGTACATTTTCAATGACTTCTGAATTGCCAGTAAGATTGATAATTTCAGTTTCACCAATAATACACTGTTGGATCTGTTTAGGTCCTTGTGTAGTATAAATAATAGTCTCTGGATGAACACATTGATCAACATATTTGGCCGTATTGTTAAACACTCGCAACATGGGTACAATTCCGTTGGATGAGCCGTTCGTACCGCGAATATGGCTACCGGAAGCCCTCACATTATGAATATGCAGACCAATACCCCCCGCCCACTTGGAAATTGAAGCGCAATCCTTCAGCGTATTATATATACCATCAATACTGTCACTCTCCATGGAAAGCAGGAAACAACTGCTGAGTTGCGGTCTAGGTGTGCCCGCATTGAACAGTGTGGGCGTCGCGTGGGTAAAATATTTTTGTGACATGAGGTCATAAGTATTCTTGATCTTTTCCAGATTGTCTCCGTGGATGCCAATGGCCACGCGCAACCACATGTGTTGCGGGCGTTCGACGGTTTGCTTGTTAACTTTCATCAGATAAGCGCGTTCCAGTGTCTTGAACCCAAAATAATCGATCAAATAATCGCGCGAGTAATCACACAGCGCATCGAGCTCATCACGATATTTCAAAACAATTTGATACAGTTCTTCACTTACCAAAGGAGAGGGCTTTTGGTGCTTGTCCAAATAATTATACATTTGGGTCATCACCGAAGAAAACAAACTGTCGGTATTTTTTTGATGGTTGGACACGATGATTCTTCCTGCCAAAATATTGTAATCCGGATGTACCGATGACATGGATGCACATTGTTCGGCACTCAATTCGTCAATTTTGACCGTTGAAATGGTATCATACAGTTGATCGATCACCTTCATTACCAGCGCCGTATAGTTAATTTTGATGTTTACTTCTTGTCCTGCGGTTTTGATTCGCTTGAGAATTTTATCAAACTCGATTGTCTCCAAATCACCATTACGCTTGGTAACACGCATTTCATTTTGTAGAGACATATTATTATATTAACTACAATAATATGTTTAAGTAAGTTTTAACAATTTCATTATCGGAAATCAAAAAATAAAAATGGGACATTTTAATTTTTCAAAGGTTTAAAAGGTCGCGGGGAAAACCTTGTTACTTATACTAATATTCGCACGAGCCGTTGGAACATTGGCAGCACCACCCCCGCGCACGCGCGATAATGCTTGTCGTGTTACATTGTTGTCCTTATCGCTTACAAACGACACGGGTTGATTGTTGACATTCGCCAAGACTCGTCCCGATTGCTGAACACGGCGTCTCATCGCGGTCTGTGACGCGTCACGATTCCCCCCAATCCACTTTTTTTGGAGTGCAACCGCCGGTCCAATAATAACAGCCTGTTGACTATTTAATCCTAAAGCGTTTCTTTCTATTTTAGCGTTTCCTGCCGTATTCGGGTTTGTGGCCGGATCAATGTAAGACTTTACAAACAATTTACGGTTCATTTCAAAAGATGCCGCTCCATCACTCGTTAAATCTTTTATAGGCATCGCCATTTTTGCTTTTGATTGAGCATTATTAATGTCGTTCAATATAGGTCCATTCGTGAACACCATAGCTATCTATAAATATACCAAACATTAAATATTGTTTGAAGAATCTAATTTGATTAAACACACATTGGATCCAGAATTCACCGACACATTGTGAATCACCTGAGTTTTATCGTCATTGTCTTTTTTTTCACTATATATATTTGACATTGCCTGGGATGGTACGCGTTTTTTTGCTGCGCGATGTTCACAGCCAACTACCCGCTCAACTTCAACGATTTTCCAAGTCTCTTCTATCTTGGGAATGGCGGAATCAAACCATTTTTTATTCCTTTTAACCAAGATACACGAAAATTCGTCCAAATACCAGTAATCCGTAGAATACAGCATGTGAGTTTCACGATACTGTGTTCGGTTAGCATCAATCCAGCTATCGACAGTATTCTTATCTAGAGGTACATCCAGCGGTATATATTCGTAGATTGGTTTGGATTGTTCCCCAATATTGTTAGTTTTATTAATAAAACACAAAATGACACCTTTATACTCTTGTGATTCGTCTTCATAAAATTCTGACTCGTTCGAATATTCCTTGAATCGCGTTTCAATAAAATCACATTCATTCAAATCACAGGTTTCCATTTGAATTTGCATCTGAATCCAATAATCCTCTTTGGGAATACCCGTAATATCGCGATTATAAATATTTTTTACCTCGATCATGCGACCGTATCTTTCCGAATGCGGATCAACATTGATGCCATCTGGAGATGCCCCTAAAAAGGTGTGGGCAGGATGTTGAATACAGCCAAAATCTTCGACCCGAGTATTGAAGCGATTTTCATAAATTTTAATGGTTAAAGGTTCGTATATATTACCCCATTGACGCGCATTCTTAGTATAGTAGTTGATGTGGTGCAAAGAGAACGGTTTGCATTTCTCGTAAATAAAACTGTTCACCTGCGCAACCGACCCCAATATTTTATACGCGCTACTTGCGGTAATCAAATTATGTCGATATTCATACCACTCGGTAGTTCGCTGTTTTGGCTGAAAATAATTTCGAATTTTTTCAATTTGCTCCGTGTACTTTACTACATCATTTGACGATACTGTATTTGTAGTACAAATATAACTTCGTTTCGGGTATTCGTCTTCAAATATCTCGAAGAAATCTTCCACTATACAATATATCATATCGTGAATTTCATCCGCGTCATCTTCACACACTAGACCGTATGCTAACCATTCTTCGAAAAATATTTCGAAAACCGCATCTACTAATTTTTCATAAAAGGTCGGGTTCGAATATTTCAATATATTGTCGGAGATGATTTCTTCTATGGATTCGAAAACCGTCGCCTCTAAATCAACATATTCGTCTTCATCAATATCATTAAATGTGTTCATTAATATATTATTTAAATAATATATTAAAAATGTCTTTGTATTTTTTCATGTATTAATAATAATTATCTACAATCAATTTTTTCGTGTATCAAACATTATCATTACTGCGTAGCGGTGTCAAAGATTTTAGTGTGGACACTCGTGTGGCGTCGGTTATTTTAAGCGTATAATTATGGCTGGCATGATTGAAATGTAAAGAAGGAATACCGATAATCTCTCGGGTTTCCTTGTTGTATTGGACCTCTTTGGTCTTCTGCAGTTTGTTTTTTTCCAGACAGTCTTTGAAAAAGGCCTTCAATGTTTTAATGTCTTTTATGGGTAAATTGTTATCTTTGCCATATTTCTCGGCATAACTATGCAATTTTTGCATTTTAATTGTTTTATCCAACTTGTTCCACGACTCTGTCTTATTGTGCTGTTTTTCTCTCTCCAAAATTGCATCAATATTCATGTTTACCGGTGGTTCTATTTCTGGGGAAACTTTTTGAGTGCGTAGCAACGCGGAGGGTTCGACATCTCCACTGGTTTGCAAGCACTTTGACTTAGTTTTGCGCACGGGCTTTTTAGTTGCTTCTTCATTGGGGATTTTCGATTCAACGCTTGAAAACATATTTTAAGGTACTTGTCTTTATATTAGTTACGCAATTTCGTTTTATCTTGTTTTATTTTATATTTTATTAGATTAATGTCCGATATAAAAACTCTACAGATCCCTGTGGCAACCACCAATAAAACTATTAAAACCGAAAAGGTCAAAAAACCGCGTGTTATCACCGAGGAGGATGCGTGGGTTCTCGAGAAGGAGGATTATGATTCTTCGCACCAGTACGACATATTATTCAATGAAAAGAAATCTGAGACGCATATTACCGTCCATAAAAAGGGGTACGAATATTATGACTATCTCCGCAAACTCGCCCAACAACAAATTCAGCAAAAAATCAACGGATATCACACCCAAGATGTGGAAAAAAAGCTGTTAGCTCCAACTGAATTTATCGATATGCCGACCGTCATGCAGTTACTCAAGGAATCCAACATGTCGTGTATGTACTGTAAAGAGGGAGTGCAGGTTCTCTATCAATTGGTGCGAGAACCCAAACAATGGTCTCTGGATCGCATCGATAATGCGTTCGGCCATAACAAAAATAATGTTGTTATCGCATGTTTGAAGTGCAACCTGAAAAGACGCTGCATATATCACGAAAAATTCGTGTTTACCAAAAATTTGAATATCGTCAAACAGGATTCTGGAGAACCGAGCTAATAACGGTTAAACCTTGGGTTCACATTTGCCCGTTTTACGGTTGCGTTTGCTACCCTTTCCACATTTCTTGCGCATCAATGAGCGGCAGTAGTGGTACTTTTTGCTGCGGCGCGTGCCGCGAGCGCAGCGAGAATAGGTATTTTTGGTGATCGTCTTGGACTGAGACATCGCATCCGACATGGGGATCATTTCCATTGGCACATCCTTCTTCATTTGTATGATTATATATTATACAAATAAATTATTTATTTCTTGCTGCAGGTCCCCCTCTTCTTATTTCTGTAGGTGCCCTTGCGGCAGGCCTTTTGGGTGGTGCGACAGTTCTTCTTGGCACGATGAGAACCTTTGGGGCAACGCGGTTTTTTGGCGGTAGTCTTTTTGGGGGCCATTATATAATACACAAATAAAATTTGTTTTGGCAAGTATATAGAATTTTTTTTCTAAATATATCATCTTTGAAAATGGAGAACCTACACAAAAATATTGTCGAAAAACTAGATTTTTTCTACCAAAACAATCAAATACCTCATATTATCTTCTACGGCTCTTCCGGGAGTGGTAAAAAGACTCTTGTCTACAAATTCATCGGAAAAATATACGAAAACGACAAGCAAAAAATGAAAAACAATGTCATGTTTGTCAACTGTTCTCACGGCAAGGGCATCAAATTTATACGCGATGAACTGAAATTTTTCGCTAAAACTAATTTACAGTCCAATAATGGGGTAAAATTCAAATCAATTGTTCTCTTTAATGCAGATAGCCTGACGAACGATGCACAGTCCGCATTGCGAAGATGTATCGAGATCTTTAGTTATAACACGCGTTTCTTTATCATTGTGGAGAACAAACACAAATTATTGAACCCGATATTATCGAGATTTTGTGAGATCTATGTTCCAGAATATATTCCCGTCCCCGCAGATACTCGCAGTTCTCCCAAAATAGAGAACCTACACCAATATCATCTAAAGCAGAAATTCGACACCAGTGTACTAGAATCGGACAAACAGAAATGGTTTGAGAGTGTTTTTACTAAAGAAAAACTAGCATATGATCATAAACAGCTGTTGAATATATCCTCCGATATTTACGAAAAGGGTTATTCGTGCATTGATTTGATGCATTTTATGAATCGCTCTTCACAGTGGAGTGGTTTAGAAAAATCCAATATGATGCTGTGTTTTCACAAAATTAAATCGGAATTTCGCTGCGAAAAATTATTAATGTTCTACATGTTGGATTTCATTTATTTGCGAGAAGACAAGAATATCGAAAATATTTCATTTATTTGACACCTTTTTACATGTACATAAAAATCTTGACCTATAGTACAATAGCCCCCCTTCTGTTCCACTGCTAATGTATGACATCCGTATCACCAAGTTTCGCGAATGTGATATTCGGGAGTTGATCGAGACCTCCATGAAACGGCGGATAAAACATCTTGTTGTTACGACCCCGCGGCCATTTCGTGGCAAACCCGCGGGACCACCCTTTGTCTATGTCTGGTGGTACAATGGCGATGGTCAATATTTTTATATCGAGGATTTGCGCGCTTTACTGGTCTAATACGCAAAATACTGGAAAAAGATGTCGTCGCTACGCGGTCCGGGTCCGGGTCCCGGAGGTGTTATGGCGTGGGAGGGTAAGAGACCACCTTTGGGGGTCTCCACCTTACAGACACCTTCAGTGTCTGTTGAGGGTGCGGATTCAAATCTTCACTGGTAGAATTATTTAGACAAATCCTTGGAAATCCTTGGAAATCCTTGGAAATCGGGCCGTTTTCCTTTCGTTTTTTGGAGTTGGTCGTCGATTAGTTCAATTACTAAAAACAAAAGAATCCAAGTATATATAATGGATGATTTTGTCGTGTCAAATTTATACGAGAGTCGCAACGAATGGTGTGCGCGATTGGTCACCATTTTAACGCCGTTAGTTTCCGAAGGTATTAAATCGATATTCAACGAATCCGTTAAAATTTGCAAAGATAATGACGAGATGAAAAAATATCTGATGACCTTTCAAAACCTGCTTGCTCAGGTTCCAAAATGGAACAGTGTGATTGTGGAAGACGAGCGAAAGCGTATCATTGAACGCTCGGGCTGTAATTATCTCGAGGATCTTATTTCCTGTGTGCATATTATTCAACTCAAAGTATTGACATGCATTCGCGTGGGCAACAAACAGAAGAAGATCGATATCTCTATTCCTAAATTGGATAATTTTATCCACAAGGTTTACATCCATGTTGCGAGAAAGACCTACATGAATGTTTATTTGTTTGAACAAAATGTGGAACCCGGGCAGAATAATGTTACGCCTCTTCAAATTCAAAAGAACAACCGTGAATTCGAGCAAATTGTCCAGGAATGCATTTTGATCACCGTGCGCGAGAGCATACCTACAGAAGATATCATTCGTGCATATATGGATGAATCTGTGGAGCAGGAGGAGGAGGTTCTCATCGAGAACATTACCGAACCGGTTGAAGAGGAACCCGTCGCACAAGACAAGAGTGCGGTCGCAGAGGGCGAAGCAGAGGGACGGAACGCCAAGGAAAGCGAGAAAGAAGATACGCCGGTCGTTCCATCCATTACCAACTTGGACGACGAACCGGTGGTTACTACACTGAAATTCAACGACTACGACAGTATTTTAGACAGCACTACCGGTAAAATAGAGGAAATTGAAGCGCCCAAGAACATTGATCGTCTGGAGGAGCTCAGCTCTTCGCGTGCCATACAGCGCCAATTAGAAGAGGAGGACGACATGGACGAGCGAATTCAAATCCATACCGACAACATCGATTTGAACGATTTGGATATCATGGATATTGGGCGTGAATCCAAGCTTTCGGAAGATGTCATGTTAGACGACA